AATAATGCCTAACGTGATAAATGCCACGTCCACAGGAAATGGCGGGTTGATAACGCAGGGTGACGATTCGGGCATCCTAAACATACAGACAAACGAGACTACTGCGATTACTGTTGATGCTAGTCAGCAAGTTGGCATAGGTGGAACGCCTGTAAAAACACTATCTATTTTGCCTACTTCTATTCGCAGAATGGACTTTTATGTCCGTGACCCAGGGGTTGATGATTCTTTAGTTATTCGTAGTCAACACGCTACCAATAATAATATTAGGGACATGATTTTAGAAGGAAATAATGTAAAAGTTTTTACAGGTGCAGACTCAGGAAGTTCTGGTTCAGAGCGTATGCGTATTGACTCCAGCGGTAATGTAATGGTGGGGAGTACATCACGAGTTAACGATTCAATATTAAGCGCAACACAATCTGCAAACACTGGTGGCTTAGGTGTTCTCGCATCAAATGCTAGTTATTCCGCAACAGTAATTTGCGGTTCTACATCAAGAGCATCAAGTTCTAATTTTGACTTTCTTGGAATGTACACTAATGGAACTTCGACTGCACAGTTCCGTGTAGGCGGAAATGGTGTAATTTATGCCCAAAATACATCCGTTCAATCAATTTCAGACCAAAGGCTAAAAGAAAATATCCGTGATTCATCGGATGGATTGGCTGTAGTTAATGCTTTGCGCCCTGTTCGTTACGACTGGAAAAAAGGGTATGGAAATGACCAAAAAAATCAACTTGGTTTTATTGCTCAAGAAATAGAAACTGTATTTCCAGAATCCGTTAGTGAATGGCAAATTAACAAAGATGAAGAAACAACTTACAAAACTGTTGGCCCATCCGCCTTAATTCCAGTTCTTGTCAAAGCAATCCAAGAACTCAAGGCTATAAACGACACACAAGCCGAAACAATCAACGCACTAACCGCCCGAATTGTGGCACTCGAAGGGCAGTAATATGGCACTCGTCTTAGATGGAAGTTTGGGAGTCACATTCCCAGTAACAGCGGGTAGTGCTTCTGCGGTGCAAGCATCTTCTGGTAGGGTGTTGCAAGTGGTGCAAGCAACCTATGCAACACAAGTTGACACAACAAGCACAAGTTATGTAACGACAGGGTTAACTGCAACCATAACGCCATCTAGTTCAACAAGCAAAGTTTTCATAATTGTTAGCAATGTAATTCGAGCAAATAGTTTGGGCGATTGTAATTGGACTGTATTTAGAGGTACTGTATCAGGAACAAATTTAGCGAGTTCAGGATATTTTGTTTATGGAACAGCAACGGCTGGTTCTAGTACTGTTGTTACTGGAATTAGTATTAATTATTTAGATTCCCCCGCAACAACCTCTGCAACAACTTACACATTAGGGTTTAAAAGTTCAGGAGTTTCAGTAACTAGTCAACACGGCAGTACAACCGCAACAATGACACTTATGGAGATAGCCGCATGAACAAACATGAAGCAATTCGTGCAGTCAATTCTTCTGTCGTTACTATCCGTGGTGACGATGCTTTTGATGCTGATGGCAACCCCGTTACCTATGACGAAACAGCAGTTCAAGCCTACATTGATGCTCATGCCTACATAGCCAAACGCCAAGCGGAATATCCCCCGTTTACTGATTATTTGGATGGCATAGCCAAAGGTGACCAAGCACAGATTGACAAATACATAGCCGACTGCCAAGCGGTTAAGGAAAAGTATCCGAAATGACCCCAGAGCTGCAAAAGTACTACGAAAATCGGTTCTCTACGATGGGAACTGATGGGTGGCTTGACTTAATGGAAGATATTGACAACATGATTGCATCATTGAACAATATCAGTACAATCCCTGACGAAGCGACTTTGCACTTTAAAAAGGGCGAGTTGTCAATTCTGACATGGCTGAGAACCTTGAAAGAGGTCAGCGAAAGAGCATACGAGGAATTGAATGAGAAGAATATTTGAATTTGCCTGTGAAAACGGGCATAAAACCGAAAGATTCTGTGATTATGAGACACAGAGTTTTAGGTGTGAGTGCGGAGATACAGCCAACCGCATATTAAGTGCGCCAGCCTTTAGGTTGGAAGGGTGGTCTGGTTCTTTCCCGTCAGCGCATGGGAAGTTCGAGAAAAGCCATCTTGACAAGTTGAAGTCTGAACGTAAGCAAAACTCGTAACAAGAGCGAGTTAAATGTCCTGAGAACGATCAAAACGCAGGAAAAAGGAAAAATATGTTGATTGACAAAGAAGATGAGACGCTAAGTGAGTTAGACGCAGTTGAGGAACAAAAACAACTCCCTGAAACAGAGCCACTCGCCCAAATACCCGACAAATATCGGGAAAAGTCTTTGGAAGATGTGGTCAAAATGCACCTTGAGGCTGAAAAGTTAATCGAGAGGCAAGGTAAGGAAGTCGGTGAGATTCGTAAACTGGCAGATGAACTTATAAAGCAAAACCTTAGTTCTAACAAACAACCTATTGAGAAAGATGAGCCTGAAGTAGATTTCTTTGAGAATCCTAAAGAGGCAATTCGTAAGACAGTAGACCAACATCCTGATGTAGTTGCGGGTCGCCAAGCGGCAAACGACTTCAAACGGATGCAGATACAGCAGAAGTTAACGCAAGAACATCCTGACTATGTGCAGATTGTTCAAGACCAAGACTTTGTGAATTGGGTGAAATCCTCACCTGTTCGCCTAGACTTGTTTGCGAAGGCGGATGGTGCATTTGACTACGATAGTGCTAACGAGTTGTTGTCAACATTTAAACAGTTGAGAGGCGTGAAGGTTAAGCAAGCGAGTGAGTCTGGAGAGACAACCCGTAAGAATAACTTGAAGGCGGCAACTGTGGATGTAGGCGGTTCTGGGGAGAGTTCAAAGAGAGTTTATCGAAGGGCTGACCTTATTCGGCTGAAGATGACAGACCCGAACAGATACGATGCTTTGAGTGAGGAAATCATGCAAGCATACGCAGATGGACGGGTTAAGTAATTAACCTATCGTTTTTTGGAGATTTAACATGGCAACAGCATTTAGCCCGACCAATTCGGTCACAACCACCACCGCAGAAAAATTCATTCCTGAAATTTGGAGTGATGAAATTATTGCGGCCTACAAAAAGAACCTCGTTGTCGCTAATGCGGTAATGAAGATGAACTTCAAGGGTAAGAAGGGTGATGTGGTTCATATCCCTGCACCTACCCGTGGTTCAGCATCACTAAAAGCCGCTGAGACAGCAGTCACTTTGATTGCCGCCACAGAGACTGAAGTGCAAGTGTCTATCAACAAACACTATGAATATAGCCGTTTGATCGAAGACATCGTAGAAGCCCAAGCCTTAAACAGCCTGCGTAACTTCTACACAGCAGACGCTGGCTATGCCTTGGCTAAGCAAGTCGATACTGATTTGATCCAATTGGGTCGTGCTTTCAATGGCGCAACTGTGGGAACAAATGACTATGCGACAAGCAATACAACTACTAAGGCTTTCATTGGTGGTGATGGCACTACTGCTTATAACAGCACAAGTAGCAATGCTTCTGCATTGACAGATGCCGCTATCCGCAGAACCATTCAACGCCTTGATGACAATGACACTCCTATGGATGGTCGCTTCTTCATCATCCCACCCTCAAGCCGTAACACGCTTATGGGCTTGGCTCGTTATACAGAGCAAGCATTTGTGGGTAATGGAGATGCAATCCGCAATGGTGAAATTGGTCAACTCTATGGTATCCCTGTGTTTACCACTTCAAATGCTGATACTGGTGCTGGCAACTCCACCACAGACCGCATTTGCTTGATGGGTCATCGTGATGCAATGGTTCTAGTTGAGCAAATTGCTGTTCGTTCACAAGTGCAATACAAGCAAGAATACCTTGCTACATTGTTCACTTCTGACACTCTGTATGGAGTGAAGGCAGTTCGCACAGCAGCTACTACTGGTGCGGCTTTGTCATCATCTGCGTTTGCTTTGGCAGTACCAGCCTACTTGCAGTTGCGCCCCCTGCCCTAGTGGTGGGGGGACTTTTTTAAACTAATTAGGAGAAATTATTATGGCAACAGCAAGTGCAGTTGTGACACGTAGAGGCAATGACAGTTTTCGGGGTTTATTCTCTGATACTTGGTCAGTTGTTTGTACTTTAAATGCTGGCTCATTAGTTGATGGCGCTGGTGAAACAGATGATGTAACAGTTCCAGGCGTTGCCTTGGGTGACATGGTTCTTTGTGCATCTTTGGCTGTGGATTTGGTTGGTTTGACTGTGACAGGTTATGTCTCAGCCGCCAATACTGTCAAATTCCGCATCCAAAACGAGTCAGGTTCTACAGCAGACTTGGCATCAGCCACTATGGACATTATTATTGTCCGTATGGTGTAAGGATTGGGGGGACTTGTCCCCCCTTTCTTCATTAAGGAATTAAATGGCTTTGTTCAGATGCAATCAATCAGGTAATGTTGTTGAGTTCAGAGATGACTACGACATTAAAACCATGAAAACAAGGCAGACATTAACTTTGAAGAAACCTATGGGTAGACCCCGTAAGGAACAATTGTTATGAGTGATATTGATGCGAGAGATTTTGGCAGAATAGAAGCCCAAGTTGAGGCTCTGCAAGTGGAAGTTCACCAATTGGCTAATGATGTCAAAGAACTCCTTGAGTGGGCAAACAAGTCTAAAGGTGGCTTTTGGATGGGCATGACCATCGCTTCTATGGCTGGTGGCGTAATCACGTTTGTTGCTGGGAAACTACTTAAATAAGGGGATATACTATGCCTATGGTCGGAAAAAAGAAGTTTGCTTACTCTGAAAAGGGCGAGAAAGAGGCTAAAGAGTATGGCAAGAAAAAGGGTATGCCTGTGACCATTATGGTTGCTGTTGGTAAGCCAAAGGCTATGCCTATGCGTGGACAGCGCACCGCAACTAACATGATGAAGAAAACAGGGAGAGGCAAATGAGTTC